AAAATCCCTTTATTAACCCCGCTTTTTCGATGGCGAGCTTAACCGCCGCCCTCAACCTGCTGCCCAACCGCTACGGGCGGCTGTCACAAATGGGCTTGTTCGCGCCCCGCCCGGTGATTCACCGCCACGTTATCGTGGAGGAACTGCACGGCGTGCTGAACTTACTGCCGACCCGCCCGCCGGGCTCGCCGGGGACGGTGGGCACGCAGGGCAAACGTCGCGTGCGCTCCTTCATCGTGCCGCACATCCCGCACGACGACGTGGTATTGCCCGAGGAGGTGCAAGGGATCCGCGCCTTCGGTACCGAGAATCAGGTAGAGACGCTCGCCGGGATCATGGTGCGCAAACTCGACACCATGCGCAACAAACACGCCATCACCTTGGAGCACCTGCGCATGGGCGCGCTCAAGGGACAGATTTTAGATGCCGACGGCAGCGTGATTTACGATCTCTTCGCGGAGTTCAACGTCACCCAAGCGGCGGTGAGTTTTGCGTTGAACCTCCCCGCCACGAAAGTCAAACCCAAATGCACCGCCGTGCTGCGGCTCATCGAAAAAAACCTGATGGGCGAGGTCGCCACCGGCGTGCGCGTGCTGTGCTCCTCGGCGTTTTTCGATGCGCTCACTACCCACGACAATGTCGAGAAGGCCTTCACGTTTTATCAACAAGGCGCCTCGTTAGTGAACGACACCCGCAACGGCTTCCGCTTTGGCGGGCTCACGTTTGAGGAATACGTGGGGTTTGCCACCGATGTGGCGGGCACCGTGCGCCGTTTCATCCCCGAGGGCGAGGCCATCGCCTTCCCCGAGGGCACGCTGGATACCTTCAGCACGTATTTCGCCCCCGCCGACTTCAACGAAACGGTCAACACGCTGGGGCAGGAACTCTACGCCAAACAGGAGCCGCGTAAATTCGACCGGGGCACCGATCTGCACACCCAGAGCAATCCGCTGCCGATGTGCCACCGGCCGGGGGTGCTGGTGAAGCTCACGGCGAACGGATGAACGTCGCCGAGTTGTATGCGGCCGCCGCGCGCGCCGGATGGCTCACGCCGATCAGCTTGGGAGCGCTCACCGTGATGGTGGGGTTTCGTGCCCCGGATGAGACGGTGCTGCAGGGATTGGCCTTATCCCAGGACTATCAGATCGAATACCCCACGGCACAGTTAACGCTGGCCGCCGGCGACACCGTGGTGATCCACGGCGTCACGTATCGCGTGCGCGAGGTACGGCAGGTGCGTGATGGCAGCGAAACCCACGCCACGTTATCGAGACAATGAGTGCTCAGCGTTCGCGAGCGGATCCTTCAGGGCATCATGAACACGCTTTCGCCCGTGGTCACGGCGCACGGCGCCACGCTCACCCGCCAGCCCACCGTACCCACGGGGAGGGCGCGCCTGCCCGCGTTGTTGATTTTCCCCGACACCGAAACCGTCCGGCGCCTCAACGATCGCGCCGAACGGGAACTGATCATCCGTCTCGTGGCGCTGGCGGTGGGCACAGCGAGCACCGCGCCGGAAACCCTCGTTGATGCGTTGATGACCGCCGCCCATGAGGCATTAATGCACGACGTCACCGTCGGTGGCTTGGCGCAGGGCTTAGAAGAAACCGACTCGGAATGGTCGCAAGACGACGCCGACGGCGAGGCCGCCGCCCTGTCGGTGCGCTACCGCCTCACCTACCGCACCTACTTTCACGACCTCACTCAAAAAGGATAACGCGATGCACAAAATCGAATTACTGGTGACCCACACCCACGCGCAGAAAGTGTACGTCAAAGGCAGCGTGATCACCGTGGATGAGGCCACCGCCCTGTGGCTGATCGAACGGGGTGTGGGCCACGTGGCCGCCACCACCCTTAACACGCCGCAACCGGCGCCGATCCCGTTGCCGCCCACCCAAACCCAACCCAAACCCCACCGCAAATCACCTAAGGAGTAACCCCGCATGAGCTATTTTTCCGGACAAGGGCGCGTCTTCATCGGCGCCCGTGATATCAACGGCAATCCCGCTGGCTTGACCTTCGTCGGCAATGTGCCGGACTTGAAAGTCTCGCTGTCGGTGGAGACCCTGGAGCACCAGGAATCCCAATCCGGCCAACGGCTGACCGATTTGCAACTCATCAAGACCAAAAAGGGCGAGTTCAACTGCACCCTGGAGGAACTGATCCCCGCGAATTTGGAGCTGGCGCTGTACGGTTCCACCACGGCGGTGGTCTCCGGCACTGTCACCGACGAGCCGGTCATTGCCACGCCGGAATTGGGCAAGCTGTATCTGCTGGGCAAACAAAACGTGTCCAATGTGGCGCTGCGCGCCGGGACCACGGCGGTGGCCACCACCCGCTACACGCTCAACGCCAAACACGGCTCGATCCTGTTTACGGATCTCACCGGGGTGGCGGGCGCCCTCACCGCCAGTTATGCCCATGGCGCCGCCAACGTGACCGCGATGTTCACCCAACCCCTGCCCGAGCGCTGGGTGCGTTTTGAGGGTTTGAACACGGCGGATGCCAACCGGGAAGTCGTCATCGATCTCTACCGGGTAGCCATCAATCCCACCAAAGACTTGTCGGTGATTGGGAATGAGCTGATGAAGTTTGAACTCACCGGTCAGGTGCTGGCGGATTTCACTAAAGCCGCCACCGGCCAGCTCGGGCAGTTCGGGCGGCTCGTACTGCTATGAATCCTGTCCTTGACCCCTACGCCGCTTTTCCGCCTGCGCCCACGTCCGTGAGCGTTGGCGGGGAGACGATCGACATTACGCCGATCAAAGTGGGCGAGCTGCCCGCCTTCGCGCGCGCGGTGCAACCGGTGGCCGCACAGCTTTCCGCTTCCCCCAACTGGCTGGCCTTATTGGCTGATCACGGCGAGGCGGTGATCGACGCCGTGGCCATCGCCGCCCGCCGCCCCCGCGAGTGGGTGCAGGCCCTGGCGCTGGATGAGGCCGTGCTGTTGGCGGAGGCGATCTTCGAGGTGAACGCCGATTTTTTTCTCCAGCGCGTGCAGCCCCGCCTCACCCAGGCGCTCGCGCGCCTGGGGCAGCGGATGCCTGGGCCGACGCCCTCCAACGGCTGATTGGCGCCGGACACCGGTATGACGATGTGCTGAACTACACCCTGCCCCAAGCCCAGGCCTTTCTCACGGCCCTTGATCGGCAGGACGCCCGTGCGCTGTCGGATCTGCTCACCGTGATCGCCACCGGATCCCAAGGCAACCCCGAGCAGCTGCGCAAGCTGCACAAGGCGCTGGCGTGCTAAAAATGTCCCTCACCACCGCCGGCCTGCTCGATAAATCCACCCTCACCGCCTGGACGCAACAACGGCAGCGCGCCCTGCACAAGGCGGTGGCGGCGGGGATGCGTGAAGGTGGCAAGTCCTTAGTGGCGACAGTACGCCGCCACATGCAGACGTCGTTCACGGTGAAGAAAGCCGCCTTCGTGAATTCCCTGCGCGCCCGTGTCTATGACCGTCATAAAGACACCCTGCCCGCGCTACTGATCGGCTCAAAAATTCCGTGGTTGGGGATCCACGTCCGGGGCGGCGCGATCGGCGGCCGAATGCTCATCCCGCTGACCGAAGAAGGCAAACGGATCGGACGGCGCGCCTTCAAACGGATCATCGATGCGCTGATCCGATCCGGCAACGCGTACTTCATTCACAAAAACGGCCACACGATTTTAATGGCCGAAAACCTGCGCGAGAACGCGTCCTCGCTGACGCGTTTCAAGCGCGCGCAGCGGCAACGCACCGGGGCCAAAAAACTGAAGCGCGGGCAGGACATTCCCATTGCGGTGCTGGTGTCGTCCGTCACCCTCAAACGCCGTTTTGATCTGGTGGGCGTGGTGCGCGGCCAACTGCCGGCCCTCGCCCGTGCTATCCACACGCACTTGAAGAACACCTGACATGGCCCAAGACCGCGCACAACTGCTCATCACCGCCGTGGATCAGACCAAGTCTGCCTTTGATGCGGTGCGCGGCCACCTCGCGCGCTTGGGCGAGGCCTCCTTGCGCGTCCGCGGCCTGCTGGCGGGCTTAGGCGCCACCCTCACCGTGGCGGGGTTTGCCGCGCTGATCAAAGGCGCCCTCGACACCGCCGATCAGATCAACAAGTTGTCGCAGAAAATCGGCATCTCGGTGGAGGCGCTGTCGACCTTGCGGTTCGCCGCGCAGTTATCGGATGTCGATTTAGACACCCTGCAAAAAAGCATCAAGGGCCTGTCGCAGGCCATCACCGAGGCCAACACCGGCATCGGCGAGGGCGCGCGGGTGTTTGCGGCGCTGGGCATCTCGGTCAAGAACGCCGACGGCAGTTTAAAATCTACCGACCAAGTGCTGTTGAACGTCGCCGACGTCTTCGCCCGCTTGGAAGACGGCGCCGTCAAAACGGCCCTGGCGGTCAAACTGTTCGGCAAAAGCGGCCTGGATCTGATCCCGTTTTTAAACCAAGGCGCCTCGGGGATCACGCGCCTCACCGCCGAGGCGCAGCAGCTGGGGCTCAAACTCACCACCGACACCGCGCGATCCGCCGAGGCCTTCAACGACAACCTCGTCGCCCTCAAGGCCTCCGCCGCCGCGCTGGGGATAGCGCTGACGCGGGATATGTTGCCCGAACTCACCACCATCACCACCGTGATGCGCCAAGCGGCGGATGAGTCCGGGACGCTCATGGCGGTGTGGGTGGGCTTGGGCGGCTTGGGCAATTTAGTGTTCAACGGGACTGAAATTAAACAGGCGCGCGACGAGATCAAGGCCCTGAACACCGCCGTGACGGATATGCGCGAACAACTCGCCACGGGACAGGAATCGATCCCCTTCACGCCCTTTACGGTCGAATTCGATGACGCCGCGCGGGCCACGTTACAGAAAAGCCTGGCGCAAGCCGAACAGGCCTTGAGCGCGGCGCAAGCGCGCTTGACCGCGCTGACGACCCGCCCCGACACCGCGACGCCCACGGGGAAACCCACGGAAGAGATGCAGCGCATCGCCTGCACGGTGGCCGGCGGTGCGTGGGTGAACGGTCAGTGTCTCGGTAAAGACGTCAGTGGCGCGCGCCTCACCCTGATCAAGGCGCAGGCGCAGGGCGAGTTTAACATCCTCAAAGAAGGTCTTACCGTGCAACAGGCCGCCCTGGATCGCGCACTCGAGGATCGGCTCCTCTCCCTGACGGATTACTACGCCGCCAAAACCGCCTTGGACAGGGCCGCCCTTGACCATGACATCGCCGCCAAACAACAAGAACGCGCGGCGCAATCCGATCTGGCGAGCACGGCGGTGGAGGAAGCGCCACGTGCGCGCGCGCTCGCCGAGGTTAAAAAACTGGAGAGTGAGATCACCGTGCTGGCCATCAAACGCACCGAAGTGGGCCTCGCCAATGCGCAGGCGCAGGTCAAGGCAGAGAAAGAACTCCTGGATCAACTCGCCCAGGTGCGCGAACGTCTCGCCGAGCACCGCGGCGGCGATGCCGACATCACCCGGACCCAACTCGAACGCACCTATCAGCCGCTGATCGAAAAACTGCAACGCCTGGGTAATAATCAAGGCGCGGCCGACGTAGTTCGCTTGATCAACGTCGAGGCCGATCTGGCCGCGCTATCGACCCTGGAACGTCAATTTCAGGCGGTCACCGATCGCATGACGGTGCGCGAGCGCGAACTCCACGTGCAAAAAGACGCCGGGGCATTAACCGAAACACAGCGGCAACGCGCCGTGCTTACGCTGCACCACCAGACCGCCGAGGAGGTCGAGAATTTAATTCCCAAGATGCAGGCCCTCGCCGCCGCCACCGGTTCGGAGGAAGCCATCAACCGCGTGGCGCGTTTGAAGGGGGAGGTCGCGGGCCTGAAAACCGAGGTCGACGCCCTGGCCACCCGTCTTAATGGCGACGTGGAAGCCGGGCTGGCGACGCTGTTTGAACAGATTGGCAGCGGCGCGAAAAACGCCAAGGAGGCGTTCAACGACTTCGCCCGCTCGGTGCTCGCCGCCATCAATAAAATCGCCGCGCAAAAACTCGCCGAGTCCCTGTTTGCGGGCATGAATGGGGGCGGCGCCGGCGGCGGCATCGGCGGCTTAATTGCGAGCGCCTTCGCGGGCGGGGGATACGCGCAGGGCGGTTACGTCACCGGCCCGGGCAGCGCCACCTCGGACTCCATCCCGGCGCGACTCTCCGCGGGCGAGTTTGTGCTGCGCGCGGCCGCCGTGCGCCGGATTGGCGTGGACGTGTTGCACGCTCTCAACGGCGGGGCGTTCGCGCCCCGCTGGGTCGGCACGCGCTTGGCGTTTGCGCAAGGCGGGCTGGTGCCCGCCGCCCCGCCACCGGCGGCGCCGTCCTCCCAATCCGTGCGCATCGTCAACGTGGTCGATCCGGCCTTAACCGCCGACTACCTCAACAGCCCGCAAGGCGAGAAGGTCGTGCTCAACGTCCTCTCCCGTAACGCCGGCGCGCTCAAACACCTTCTCACTGGAGCCTAAACAAATGGCCTGGACCTCGGGCATTGCCCTGCACACCCGCGACTTGCTGGATCGGTTGCGGGTGTTTTTAACGACCGATTTGCTACCCATTGAACAGCGCTGGGTCGCCCTGCGCTTCAGTGTGACCGCCACGACCCAGGAGCTGATTTTAAAGGCGCCGGGACTCGCCGGCGCCGATGAGATTTTTGGCGGCGTGCGCAGCGATGACAACGCCACGGCGGGGACCTCTGTGTGGGAGCTCAATGGCTTCATCGGCTATAACCCGCTGGCCCCGTTTTACGCCCAGCCCGGCGCCATCGCGGGGCCCTTGCCGATGCTGAGCCTGTGGAATGCGGCGATCCCGTATTGGTTCGTCGCCGATGGCCGCCGCGTGATGGTCGTGGCCAAAATCTCCACCGTCTACGAGGCGATGCACCTGGGATTCATTCTGCCCTACGCCACGCCGGGGCAGTACCCCTATCCGCTGCTCATCGGCGGCTCGATGACCGGGCAGCGCGGACGCCACTACAGCGTCACCGGCGCCAACCACCGGCATTTCGTGGATCCCGGCGAGGAGACCCAAAGCAACCCCAACACCGCCTGCTTGCTTCGCGGCGTAAGCGGCGCCTGGCTGCCTTATCAAAACGTCACCGGTGCAGGGACCGAGACGCGCTATGACGGCCCCCGTGGGATCTGGCCGACGAACCATGCCGCACTGGGCGCGGTGCGCGAGGCGCCCGATGGCCGCTACGTGCTCACCCCCTTGGTGCTGGCGCAATACAACGCGGTGGCGGATCACGATCTCCTCGGGGAGCTGGACGGCGCCACCTGGATCAGCGGTTTCAACAATGCCGCCGAGAATCTTATTCAGGTGGGCGGCGTGGATCACCTGGTGGTGCAAAACGTCTACCGCACGGGCGTGCGGGACTACTGGGCATTGCGCCTTGCGTAACACACCATGACCTATCAAACCGGTGTCGCCGCGACCCCCACCCAATTGCTGGACGCGCTGCGGGTGTTCGCCGTGGGCAACGGTTGGAGCGAGGGGCGGTGGGCGGCCCACGGCACCGGGTTTCAATTGTCCCTGTCGAAAAACGGGGCCTTTTTTCACCTGCGCAGCGCGGTCAATGAATCCCTGCGCGTGAATTACTTAAGCCCCGTGACCGGGATATTCTTAACCGCCGCCAGCGGCTTCGATGCCGCGCAACCCTGGTACAACCAGCCCGGCACGATCCGCAGCACTGCTGTGATCCCGCCCTCCGTCCCCACCGGCAACCTCGAGGTCGTGGGGCTCTACGAGGTAAGCACGGTCAACACCTATCACCTGTTCGCCGCCACGGATCCGGATCAGATCGTGCTGGTGGTGGAAACCGCTCCCGGCGTGTTCCATCAGCTGGCCTTCGGCGCGTTGGCCAAACACGGCAATTACCCCGGCGGGGAGTTCGTCACCGGCAGTTTTGGCAGCGACGGTTACACCTACACCAGCACCGCCGATCGGCTGTTCGGCTATAACAGCGACCGGCACGGCGGCCTGCCGTTCAATGATTTCAAAACCGGCGGGTTAGGCTTCGTGCGCGCCACGCTGGAGTCGCTCGACAGCTGGTTTTCGGTATGCCAAAGCGCCCCGTTGACCGGCCGCCGCGCCAAGTCCCTGTGGGAGGCCGGCGTGGCCACGCCCAACAACAGCCTGGCGCGCCCGTGGTGGGGTTACGCGCCCAACACCCTCAATGGCATCACGCCGATGATCCCGCATCTGCTCTTCGTGGAGCGGCCCAGCGGCTTTTTCTCCCCGTTTGGGTTCACGCCGCACCTGCGCTATTTGAACATCACGCACTACGCACCGGGGGAATCGTTTGTGTTAGGGGCAGAGCAGTGGATGACCTTTCCGGGGCATTCCAAAAACGCCTTCTCAGGCGCACACGGCTATGCCGTGCGCATGAACGGCTGACGCATGGCGATCTTCCCCGGCACGTTGTTATCGGTTCGCCACTACCAGGAGCCCCCGACCTGGCGGCGCGCCCGCGGGATCGGTGCCACCGTCCCGCCCTCGTGGCCCCCTCCGCAGACCGAGGATCCCCTGCGTCAGCGCGTCGGGGATCGGGTAGCACGGCAACCGGTCGTGGAAAACACCGGGGTTGCCGTGGGCCACCCCCAGCCCACCTTTGCCGATGACTGGTACGACCGCGTGCATGTCCTGCCTGGCACGCTTTCGCTGGGCAATGTCTTGAGCCCCCTCACCCGCCGCATCGAGCTGTGGAACGCCACCCGCCAGCGCATCACGCTCTCGTCGCTCACCGCCTCGGGCGCCACGGGCGGCCTGAGCCTGTCGGGTCAGGCCGCGCCGCCGCTGAACGTCGAACCCCTACAATCCCGCCTCTATACCTTGGCCATCGACACCCTGGGGGATCCTGTCATTGAGGCCCGCTACACCTTCGAGGTGGGCGGCGCAGCGCCGTCCGTCGTGGTCACCGGGGCCCGCATCGCGGTGTGGGGCTTTCGCCCGAACTGGATCACCGGCGTAACCGAACGCCTGCGCTGGTTGACCGACGTGCTCACCGCCTATGACGGGAGCGAGCAACGCGTGCGCCTGCGGGATCAGGCGCGACGCGACCTCGACTACACCGCTCTGGTGGGCGCGCAGGACGCCCGGCGCCTGGCGGCGATCACGCTGGGCTGGGGCGCGCGGTTGTACTGCCTGCCGCTGTGGTGCGAGGCGGATACTCTCTCCCTCGCCGTGGGGGTGGGCGACACCCGCCTCCCCGTGACCCAGGCGGCGCTTAAGGAATACCGGATCGACGGCTTGGTGGTGGTGTGGCGCGACGCGGGGCACAGCGAGGCGGGGGTGATTAAGGACATCGTGGACAACACGCTGTGGTTGCAACAACCCCTGGCGCGGTCGTACCCGGCCAGTGCTCGCGTGATGCCCGGCGTGCTGGCGCGCTTGAGGGGGGAGACACCCACCACCTACCTCACGGACGCGGTGATCTCCGCCCCCGTGCGCTTTGAGGTGGAGGGCCATGTCGACCGCGCCCCGGCGGAGATCGGCCCACTGTGGCAGGGCTACGCCGTGCTGGACGTGCGGCCCGACCGCACCACCGAGGTGACGGAAACCGCGTCGCGGTTACTTTCGATCCTCGACACCCACACCGGCCCCCTCAGTGTGGATGACACGCGTCTTTTGCCGGTGATCCGCCGCACCTTGAGCTGGTGGCTGGTGGGTCGCACCGAACTCGCGCGCTGGAAACAGTGGGCCGCCGCGCGCGCGGGGCGGTACCAGGGCCTGTGGCTGCCCAGCTTCGCGGACGATGTGAAGGTTGTATTGAGCGTGAGTCCCGGCGACACCGCGTTGCGCATCGACCACACGGGCTCGGGGCGCTACGTGGGGACGCACCCGCTGCGGGCGGCGCTGCGCATCGAGTTGAACAAGGGGCAGGTATTCCACCGGCGCGTCACGGGGGTCACCGAACTGGACGAGACCACCGAGGCGGTGGGTCTGGACAGCGCGTTGGGTCTGTCGGCGCCGCCCACCGACTTCCGCCGCGTGATGTGGATGAGCCTGGCGCGCTTGGACGCCGACACGCTGGAATTTCACTACGAGACGGACGCTGTGGCGCGCCTCGCCGCCACCTTTGTGTTGGTGTCGCAATGAGTTATTTAGAACAGGAAAACAGCGTCAGCGCGGGTGCCCCCGTGGAACTCTATCGCTTCGCGCTGGGCGCGCAACGTTTCACGTTCACCGCCTCGCAAGCGGCCGTGACCTATCAGAACGAAACCTACGCGCCCGTGGCTCTCACCCGCTCCCCCATTGAGCAGGGCAACGAGATTAATCGCACCGGCCTCACGCTCACGCTGTCGCGCGACAACCCCCTGGCGGGCTTGTTTCTCGTGAGTCCCCCCGAGGGCGTGGTGAGCGTGACCCTGAGCCGTTTCCACCGGGGCGATCCGCTCACGGAAACCCTCGTGGTGTGGAAGGGCCGCGTGGGCGGGGCGCGATTGTCCGGATCGGAACTCACCTTAACGTGCGAAAGCGTGGCCACCAGTTTGAAACGCACGGGACTGCGCGCCCGCTACAGCCTGCTGTGCCGCCACGCGCTGTATTCCACGGGTTGCGGCGCACTCAAAGAGGCGCACCGGGTGGACGCCGTGGTGACGAGCGTGCGTGGCGCGACGGTGAACGTGGCGGCCCCCTTGCTTCCCCTCGACGGCACGTTCGTTGCCGGGATGCTGGCCACCAATAACGCGCAGCGGATGGTAGTCGGCCACGTCGGTTCTCAGATCACCTTGGTCGCGCCGCTACCGTCGTTAACCGTGGGTGCCGCCGTGCGGCTCTATGCCGGGTGCGATCACGCCCTGGCCACCTGCCAGGGGCGATTCAATAACCTGGACAACTACGGCGGGTTTCCCTTTATCCCGCGCAAAAACCCCTTTGCCGGGGATGCCATCGTATGAGGTAACGCCATGTGGAATTTTGTGATTGCCTGGGTGATCAGCGCCGCCATCTCGGCGCTGCTCGCCCCCCGCCCCAACGTGCAAGACGCCCAACCCGGCCAATTCGGCGACAAAGATCTCCCGATGGCCAACGCGGATGCGCCCATCCCGGTGCTGTTTGGCACCCGCGTGTTGTCGCAGCCCAACGTGGTGTGGTGGGGGGAGGTGCAGGTTATCCCCATCCGTAAATCCGGTGGCGGGAAGAAATGAGCGCCGATGAGCGCCGGGCCACGCTGGCCCACGCCCGGCAACGGGGCTACTGCGCGCGCGGCCTACGCCGCTGGTTTGTCGGTCGGCACTACACGTGGGAGCAGTTCATCGCAACCGGCGTCCCCGTGGCGTGGCTGCGCGCCACCAACGACGTCATGGCGCAGGCCTTGGCGGATGAAGCCGACAAGGCGACGAGGCCATGAGCGGCGGCGGGGGTGAAACGTATACCGTCGGCTACTGGTACGGATTAAGCCTGCACATGGTGTTGTGCCACGGGCCGGTGGACGCCATCACCGAGATTCAAGTGGGGGAGAAAACCGCGTGGACGGGGAACGTGACCAACAACACGCGCCTGGCGATTACCCAGCGCGGTCTGTTTGGCGGGGAGGAGCGCGAGGGCGGCGTGGACGGCACGCTCACGGTGATGATGGGCGCGACCGATCAGCCGCCCAACCCCGACCTGCAAGCGTCACTGGGCACCGCCATCCCCGCGTTTCGGGGCGTGTTGTCGGTGCTGTGGCGGGGTCTGGTGGCCGCCATGAACCCCTACATCAAACCCTGGCGCTTTCGCGTCAAACGCATTCCGCGCACCTGGTATCCGGCGCGGGCAGAGATGAACGGGGACGCCAATCCGGCCCACATCCTGCGCGAGGCCTTAACCAACCTCGAGTGGGGCATGGGCTACCCGGCAGTGGACATCGATGACGTCAGTTTCACCGCGGCCGCCGAGACGCTCTATGCCGAGGCCT